CTAAATACAGCCAGTAAAAACGAGCTAATGGAGCTTGGGCTAAGTAAAGGCCAGGCGTTAAATATTATAAAATACAGAAAAGCCCATAAATTTAAAAGTATCGATGAGCTTGAAAGAGTCCAAGGTATTGGCTTTAACGATATGCAAAAAGTTAAAGAAAAACTTAGCATAAAAGAGAATGCGAAAGTCAAAAAAACTGAAGCAAAAAACTCCAAAGGCAAGAAAAAATAATCTTATTTTTATTTGAAATTTCTAGCCATTTACATTTGAGTCCTATTATTATGGCTTTTTATAAAATAATCCACTCTTTTTTTATACTCTTTTTCTTATATTTGCAATTATTTTTATCTTAGTTTTTGTTGGCATTTAATGAGCTTAAATCAAGAGCAAAAATTATCTCATTTTCTATAGTTGCAATAGCTATCATATTGTGAGGGGGTATAGAAAATGAGAGTGAGAAATTTTAGCGCGATATTTTTGAAAGCGCGTAAAATAGGTACTTTAAAAAGATTCACTCTCAGTTGTAACGCAAGAATTCAGCTAAAAGAAAAATCCCTATAATCCCAAATCGTCCGTTTTGTCCCAAATTTAAGGAAATTTTTAAACACTACAAGTGTATATAAAGCCCAAATAAACGCACTTTAAAGAGTGTTTAAAACGTCCCAAAATTCATCCCAAAAAATCCTATTGCTTACTAAATTTTGACGATTTTGGCTTAAGGTTCTCAGAAAATTTGGTTGTAAAAAGCAAGAAAAATGGCGATTAAGGAACAGAATTTTTATAAAAATGTTCCTTAATTAAGCTTAATGTTCCTTAGTGTTATTAACACACAGAGAATAGCGCTTTACGATTAAGGAACACAATAATTTTAAATACCAAATACTTGATAAAACTTAAAAAAATATCAATAACTGATTAAGGAACATTTTAAGTTTTAATTTATGTTATACTCTTGATTACACGACCTAGCACATAAAAAATTTCTTGTGTATCACTTTTGAGCTCGTAGCTACTATACTCTGGGTTTAGACTTCTTATACACATATTGCCATTTTGACCCACTTGAAGCATTTTTACCATTAAAATATTGTTATAGTTGATGACATAAAGTCCATCGCCCACAAAATTTTCGGTAATATCAAGTATCACCCAGTCGCCAGGGTGCAATTTTGGCAACATGCTATCGCCAACAACTTGTGTCATCCTAAGCTTATCCTCTTTAACTGGAAATTTAAAGAGATCCCTTGGGATAAAAATTTTTTGCTTTGTATCGAAAACATCAATACCATCTATGTCTGAAGACGTTCCAGCACTTACATTGTGGCTTAAAACACTAATATGATACCCATCATTATTCACGTTATGTGTATTTTTTTCATTATCCTTGCCTAGCAAAATATAATCTATAGATATTTTTTCTTTTCTGGCTATATCAAGTATTTTCTCAAGAGCAATAGTATTTCTATTTTTCCAATTGCTTAATGTATTTGGCCTTATGTCGTATCTTTTACAAAAATCAGCATCGTTTTTAATGTCTAGCTTTTTGTAAATTCTTCCCAAAATAGTATCTATCTTATCCATATTGTGAGTTCCTTTCAAAAATATACACAAAACGTATTGACTTTATTCACAAGTTGTGATACAATTCTTTCAATCCTTTGAAATTATAGCTTAAAAAAGATTAAATTTTTCAAAGGTTTGAAACAATAGTTCTTTTATTTATCATTGTTAATAAGACTTATCCAAAGGAGACACTATGAAATGCAACAAGCAAGAAACTCACCCAAAGATTGCGAAATGCCAACCTAAGGTAGCTCGCAAGGATATTGCAAAGGAGTTTGAAAGAGAGTTGGCTCGCATAAGGCTTGAGATAAAGACTGCACGCCTTAGCGACTTAAATGATTTTTGCTTCATCGGATGCAATTACTTCAAATTTGACGGACATGATTTTGACCGTATAGAAAGAGCCGTTGAAAATAAGCTTATAGAGATAAAGCAAGATCTAAAAAGTGCAAAAGTCCCTAAGAAGTTCATTAATGCCATCTTAAAAGATAAAGCAAAAAAGCTCAAAAAACGAGAAATCGAAAGGCGAGCCTTTTATCAGGAAGCTATAACTCTATCAAAAAGATAGTCTACGGCGCTCATCGTAAAGCATGGGCGCTTTTCCTGAAATTTCTAGTTCGTCCAGCTTTGAATTAAGGCTATCTATCTCTTTAAATAAAGGGAAAAATAGCCTGTTTTGAACGCTCTTTTTTAGGAACGGCGAACTATCTGGGCTAGATAGAAAGCTATTTTTGTTTTCTATCTTTATCTTTTTATTTTTGAGAATTTTAGGAATAAAGAAAAAATCCTCATTTAAAAAAGGTATTAGCAGCACTTTGGTTTTTATCTCTATGGATAAAGATAGCTGCGATGCGATGTCGCCGTCTTTACTGTGAGCTAATATACCGACGTAATCGGTAGAGCCTGATACTAGCTGATATTTAGGATGATAGTTGAGAGCCACTTTGTGCATTTTTTGAAAACAAGAAGCGTAAGCGTTTAGATTAATGATGCCCTCATGTATATACTCGTAAGCATCTACCAGATCAGGTCTAAAATGTTTCATCGTTTTAAGATTGTCTTTTAAATCTATCGCTCGATGTTCGTTAAATCTAAGTCCATGAGTTTTATAGCAAAAATATAGCATTTTTCAAGTCCTTGTTTTGAATTTTGAAGTTTGCAAATCAAATTTTACATACAAGGGCTTTAAAAATACTATGAGTCTTATTAACAATGATAAATAAAGAAAGGAGCAAAAATGATAAAGCGATATTTCATCGAAAACTGCATCAGTATCCGTCAGTGGGCTAAGAAACATAACCTTGATGAGCGCACCACGTATTATGTGATAAACGGCGAGATCACGGGAAGCAAAAACAATTCAAGAGGCAAAGCAAAAATGGTATTTGAAGCATTGGTAGCTGAGGGTATCATTGATGAGCTACCTGAAAATTTGAAAGAAGAGAAGGCTAGTTAATGCTTTATGTTGAAACGCAGGTTGCTTCACTAGTCTTTGGTGTTTGTGAGAGAGGTCTAAGACTAGCCACCCAACGTAACTCCACCAAATACCCCTTCCTCCGCTTGCAAGACGCAGGCACTAGAAGTCGTGGCGGTGTAAAGCTACTCTTTGAAGTAGAGATCGCTGACATCAGCTCTCTTGTAAGAGCTAAAAAGCTAAGTAGCGATGTTGAAATTTATGTGCCAGATAGTGGTGCAGAGAGTAAAAACGGACTAAAAATGATGAAATTTAGCGAGATCAAGAACACTAAAACGCATAGCAATGACAACAACGAGCAAGATGAGGGCGACATATATCTTGAAGCCAGCGAAGAAGAGCTTGTCGAAGCAAGAAGAAAACGAGACATCATAAAAAGATATGAGACGAGCGATCTGTCCTCTAAAAAGTTTTGCGAAAGCGAAAGCATCAGCGAAGCAAACCTTTTTAGATGGCAAAGAGCCTATAAGGAGCAAAATTTACGCGGTCTGCTTGATAGACGCGGCAAAAAGAAGGGCTCACATAAGCTTGAAGAGTGGATGAAGGAATTCATACTCACTAAATTTAGAGCTTACGGGGCTGGTGATCTAAACATCACACAGCTTTGGAAAGAGCTTCATTTCGAATATAGTAAGCGAACGGGTAAATTCAGTGCACCTGACTTTCTTCAAGGCAAGGTAACGCCACTATTCGATACTGGCGTGATCAGTAGGTTTTTAAAAGAATATAAAGCCAAGAACATACTAGACACCATCGTCTCAACCAAAGGCATAGATAAAACCATAAGCTACCTTGACCCGGCTCACGGCACACAAGGCATATTCGTGACTAGACGAAATCAGTGCTGGCAGATAGACAGCTCAAAGCTCGATGTCATCGTGCGAGACGGCAAAGGCGGAGTGCAGGTAAGACCAAATATCCTATCTATCATAGACGTATTCAGCGGTAGATGTGTGGCGACTTTGGCTGAGACCTCAAACGCATTAGGCATAACTCGCTTGCTTTGGAGAGCTATTGAACTTTTAGGAAAACCTGAGTGTATAAAAGGTGATAACGGCAAAGCCTACATAAGCAAAGAATTTCAAGACCTGCTCGAAGGGCTTGGCATAGACTATGACGCTGCAAGAGCCTATCATGGCAAAGACAAAGCCTTTGTCGAAAGACATTTTGGCACGATTCAGCGAAGCAAGATGGCCCATACTCCGGGCTATATAGGCGGAAGTGTTGCAAAGCGCGAGAACATAGAGCAGCAAACCCCTAAAAAAGAACGACATGCAAAAGACGAATATGGTTGGATAAAAAAGACCAATCAAAAACATCTACTAACGTATGATGACATGAGGAAGCGATTTGAAACAGCTGTGCTTGAGTGGGATATAACTGCCGTAAAACGCAAAAAGAATTCTCCTATACAAAGATGGAATAGCGACGATACACCGCTAAAAACTATTGAATATGAGAGATTTTTACTTTTTGCCGGCAGTAAAGGCATCCATAAAGTCAGCAAAAAAGGCATAACGATCGATAAGATAACCTATGTATCGCGCATGCTACCTGATGTCAGGACAGAGGTTAGAGTAAGCGTGAATATAGACAACGTGAGCGAGGCATTCATATATACGCTTGATGGAGAGTTCATCTGTAAAGCCACAGATAGTAGCTTGATGCAGCTTAGAGCGGATGAATTTAAGATTGCCAATAGACTATTTAATGACAGGTTAAAAGCAGTAAGAAAAGGGGTAAGTCAAGCAAAACTGAGCGAATTCACAAAACTAAATGTGGATTATGATCTGGCTCAAATGCAAGCAGCTCATCAAGAAGCGCTCAAAAAAGAAAATAAGATTGTTGAAAACTCAAATATCGATAGCATCAAAGAAGCCATAGCACAGCAAGAGGCGGTTAGTGAGATAACAAGCGCAAGATTTGATTACTCTAAAATTGAGATAACAGGCGAAGTTAAGAGAAATGCCAAAAGGAGCATTCTTGACATGGCGATAGATAGGGCCAGCGGCGAATAAAGCCTTTTAAATGCGTTTTAACAGCACTTTAAACGTATTTAAAAGATTTTAAATTTTAAAGAAAGGAGCTAATTATGCAATTAGCAGACAGAATAAAAGACTTCATCGAAGCCAATAAATCAAGCGGCATGAGTCAGAATAAATTCGCTACGGCTTTAGGAATAAATCCCGCGTATATCTCAGGATATATAAAGAAAGGCTCTAGCTACAAGTATGCTGATAAAGTAGAAGAGCCAGCTAAAAACTACCTCGACAATTTTATCCAAAAAGTGGACGTTTTACAAGACGAGCTACCGTTCGTAAAAACCAAGGACGCCAAAAGCATACACGCGGTGATCGGCTGGGCGGTGCAAGATAGGGATATGGCGATGATAAGCGGAGTAGCTGGCAGCGGGAAGACTAGAGCCGTTCGCGAATACGTGAAAACGCATCCAGACAGCATACTAATCGAAGCCACCATAAATACATCCGCAAAGAGCCTTTTTAAAATTTTAGCTAGAGAGCTTGGGTTAAATGACAAAGGAAGCATAGACGAGCTGATACGTCAAAGCGCGGAAGCTCTAAAAAAGGTAAGCAGAACGATCATCATAGATGAGGCCGAGCATTTGCCTTACCGCGCGCTTGAAAGCTTGCGCAGGATGCACGATTTTAGCCGCGCTACTCTGGTGCTTGTGGGCACGAACAAGCTACTAATAAATTTAACTGCTTCAAAGAGCGGAAACGAGCTAGAACAGCTAAGCTCGAGAGTCGGAAATAAATGGATACTAGGCGGACTTTCCTATGTAGACGAAGACAAGAAAAAGATAAGAGACGATCTAGAAGCGGTTTGCAAAAACTTCGGCGTAACGCAAAAACCATGCATCGATCTAATAGAAGCGTTAGCTAAAGGAAATTTTAGAAAGACCGAAAAGCTGCTAAGAAGGGCGAAGATGCTAAGCGAATACGCAAAGACCCCTATAAATGAAGACGTAGTCAAAGAGGCTACGAAGATGCTGCTTTTATAGTTGTAACGGTTGTAATAGTTGTAAGGAGTAAAAAATGATGAACGTAACGATAAACTCTCTTGAAAATCGCGCGGTGGAGCAAACGCAAGCGGCGGGGCTAGTTAGACTGGTGAGAGAATTTGAAGAAAAAGGATTTGAAATGAGAGTAAGTGCTAAAGGTGAACTATGGGGCATAAGGCGAGGAAACATGATAAAGGGTCAAAAAGCAGACTACTCAAAGAGCATGTTTAAACTAGTAGGCAAATATATCATAAGAACTGCCGACGGCAAAGTAATCGATACGGCGGCTTAGGTTTGATTTTTCGGGAGCTCTGCGGAGCTTCCTATAAAGTTAAATTTTAAGAAAGGAGAAACACCGATGGGTAAAACTACGATGCGCATGGTTTATGTGGCTACGCCCTATGCGGGACTAAGCGGCGTAAGCGAAACAAACCGCCCATCTTTAGCTAGATATATAGCCAAAAATGTTTGCGCAAGAGTAAGAGAGGCGGGGGATATACCGATAAGTCCAGTACTAGCTTTTAGCGATATATTCGACGAGCAAAAGGATAGGGAATGCGTGCTTAATGCTGGACTTGAGCTACTTAGCCACTGCTCTTACGTATATTTTTATGATTTGCACCCAGACGCTTTTAATAGCGAAGGTATGCGAAAAGAAAGAGAATATGCAAGAGAACTTGGAATTAGTGAGCTTGATTTAGACGGTGGATTGTGGATTGATTGATGGCGTTGCAGATAGTTAAAAAGCAAAGGGCGAATTTAACTGTCTGCTTAAAATACAGATACGTCTTAAAAGTAAGGCATATCAAGAAGTTTAGAGCAGAAAAGAGAGGAAAGCATGCAAATAAATAGTTTTAGCGACGTAGACGTCGCTTTAAAAAGATTATGCGAAGTAAGCGTAGGTATAGAAAAAATCAATGGCGAAGTAACGCTTGAGTGCAACCGTATAAAAGAAGCTAGAAAGAGCGAAGTTGAAAGACTTGAGAGCGAAAAAAGCTTTTTAGAGCAACAAATCACACTATTTTGTGAGGACAATAAGGCTGAATTTGCCGAAAAACGCTCAAAAGAATTTACTTTCGGCGAGATCGGCTACCGCATAAGCAAAAGCGTAAGAGTACCTAGCGTAAAAGCCAAGCTTGAGAGTTTGCTAAACTCCATAAAGGCGTTTGGGCTAGGTAAAGAGTGCATCATATACGAGGAAAAGCCTAACAAAGAAGCGCTTGCAGAGCTAAAAGACGAGGATTTAGTAAAGCTCGGTCTTAAAAGGGTGGTAAAAGATAATTTTAGGATAGTGCCTAAAATAGAGAGCTTGGAGGTAGGAAAATGAAAGAAAGCGTGTTTCAAGGCCTGTGGCACAACTTTAAGGGTTTAAGAGACGGTAAAAATAGGCTTTTGCCTAGATTTGTAAGGCGAGCGAAGCTAAGAATTCGCATTAAAGGGCTTTAAAAATGCTAAGTTTTTTAATATGGGGGCTGATTTTAAACGTTTATGCCTTTATCGTAACGTTTATAGCCGCTAGGATAGTAATCCCTAAATCCGAACGAAAAAGAGAACCTAAAAGGATTGTTGCCGTAATAACCATGACGCTAGTTCCTTACATGATGACGGTTTTATGTCTGTGCATTATCGTAATTTTAGCGATCTGCAAATTCGACTACGAAGAGTTAAAAAAATTTAAAGATAAAACAAATAGCAAATAAAGGGCTTTAAGCCCTTTAAAGAGCGTTTTAAACCACTTTAACGCTCTTTAAAAGGTTTAAATTTAAGGAAAGATAGTTTGACAACTAAGCAAAAAAATCACCTCAATAATCTACACGCAAAAAAGAGATCATTGTATCAAGCTAGACTTAATAATATCCTAAGCTACGATCTTAGTTTTTACCGCTTTAAAAACGGAAAGCTAAACGTGTCAAAACTAGCTAGGTGTAGTGGTTTAAGCCGTGGATTTTTAGAAAAAGAACTGTGGAAAAAAGGGTTATAATGAGCGAAATTTTCGAGTTTTTAAAAAGTTCTAGCCTAACTAAGGATAGTTTCAACGAAAAGGTAGAGTTTTTGATAGAGGGCTTTTTAGTAAAGCAGCTAATCACACTGATCTACGCGGACGGCGGCACAGGCAAAAGCTACATGGCCTTTGCTCTAGCTAAAAAACTTTGCAAAGAGGGTCAAAGGGTGTTTTTCATAGACTACGACAACCCAGTAGGCGTACTCAAACAGCGCGGCGTAGATAGGTTACTTATAGAAAGCTACGAGAATATGAATTATATCCAGCGCTCCACTTTGGAGCTTTGCGGATTTGAGCTTGTTTTAAAGCTAGAAGAAAACGCCGTAGGCAAAGCTTACAAAGATTGCGTTTTTATCCTGGATAGCTTGCGGGATTTCGTAGACATCAATAACGACAACCGCATAAATAGACTGTTCGGCGCACTTAAGAATTTACGCGAAGCAGGAGCTACCGTAATCATCCTTCACCACTCTAACAAAGACGGTAAAAACTATCAAGGTAGCAACCATATAAGAAATTCTCTCGACGTTATGTATCATCTACTAAAACGCCCTAGCAAGGAAAACGAGTTAAATTTCTTACTTGAAGTAGCCAAAGAAAGAGCCGGAGTAAAAGATAGCGGTTTTTGCGTAAAAACGCTAAATTTAGAACTAAACGAGCTTGACGTAGAAGTAGCTAGAATGAGCGAATACGAGCTAAATTTTACTACTCTAGCGCAAAAAATACTAGCCGGCGGAGATCTAAACAAAACCGAGTTACTAAACGCTATGAATTACGAAAAAGACGATAGAACGGCTAGGGATTGCCTCGATAAATTCGACGGTAAGCTATGGTTTAGCCGAAAAACTGGCAAGAGCGTGATATATAGTTGTAAAGCGGAGACTACAACCGATACAACTATTACAACTATAAGGGAAAATACCTTAAATTTGGCGGTTTGAGATGAATACGAGCGAACTAAAAAAATACTATATAAAAATGATACAAACATTGAAGCACAACTATTTTGTGGACGACGAATGCAGAAAAATATATCTACAAGCGCAATTCGGCAAAGATAGTCTAAAAGAGCTAAGTATAGAGGAGCTTAGGGCCGTGCTAGAGGTCGTGGGATATAAGCCCCATAAAGGCACAAATTTTAAAATACCTGCGCGAAAAAGCAAAGCAACCCGCAAAACCAAAGCAAATAAAACATCTAGCCCTTCTTTTGTAGCCGACGAAGATCTAACGCCCGCTAAAGGCAGCTTATACGCTACCAAAAAGCAGCTTGAAACTATCGTTGGTATCTGGGAAGAGATAGCCAACGTAAAAACAGGCATGGCTTTAAGAGAGTTCATCTTTAGGATAGTTAAAATCAGACCTTTGCATCTTAAATTTCTATCGAGAAGCGATGCCGCCGACGTCGTGCAAGCCCTTATTCAAATGAAAGACAAATACTACAAATGATAAATAGCTTCGATATATTTGCCGAGTTCTACAACCGCGTCAAAGAGAGCGAAAGCATGGCCGACATCATCAAAGAATACGGCGGAGCAAATATTTACGTGCCAAGCTACAAAGGTACGTTTAGAAACTACGATATACTTAAAGAATACGAAGAAGGCATAGAGTTAGGCAAGCCACGCCCAGTAGTCATTCGCGAGATCGCCGCGAAGCATAACTTGAGCTATAACAGCGTTTGTGCTATAACCAAAGAGTTAAGAGAGCCTAGTTTGTTCGAGTAAATGCGTCCTCTTTCCTACGCTTTTCTTTAAAATCCAATCTGTAGAAACTTCCGCCTTTAATCCTTTTTTGACAAAATATTCCCAGGAAATTATAATACACCCCAAAAAGGCCTTTAAAATGCTTAAATTGCTAATATTTGCGAGCCTGCTATTTACCTGCGCTTTTACGGACTATGAGGCAAAGGTGGTAAAAATTTCAGACGGCGACACGATAAAAGTCTTGACTGTGGATAAGCAAGAGATAAAGATAAGACTTCACGGCATAGACGCCCCGGAAAAGAAGCAACCTTTTTCGCGTTTATGTAAACAAGCTCTGCAGGGTAAAATAGCCGGAAAGATCGTAACCGTAGCGGGAGATAAAAAAGATAAGTATCAAAGGACTATCGCAAAAATATTCCTTGATGGAGAAGACGTGAATAAATTTATGGTCAAAAACGGCTATGCTTGGGCTTTTAAGAAGTATTCCAAGGAGTATGAGAACGATGAAGCGTATGCTAGAAATGCAAAGCTAGGCCTTTGGCAAGAAGATAGCCCGACTCCGCCTTGGGAGTTTAGAAAAAAGAGAAGAAACTAGAATACTACTTAAAGCTATCCTTTACGAAATTTATAGCTACTTTTTTTACGACTTCTTCGGTTTTATCCGGCAATTTTCCGCTTTTATCTACCGGCAAGAACGGGCGAGCAGCGATTCTTACATTTTTACTTCGTCCCGCCTTATTGGTGCCGAATTGATGAACTAGCCCATAAGCAAAGCCGTTTTTATTCGTATTATTAGATACCGTGGCTTTTTTATCGTCTGCTTTAACTATCCATTTATCCGCCAAATTTCCGTCCCATCTTAAAATATTAGATGACTTTCCTAATTTTTGTTTTTGCCTAATCGTACTAGGTTTCAAGGCTTGCCATTTTTGTCCGAACGGACTGCTCTCGTTCTCAAAACTAGCTTCTATTTCGTTTTGTAAGATGTTGCCTAGCGTTTGCATTAGCGGCTTGGTTTTTTTGTCGATATTTTGCAGAGATTCTAACTTAGTTTGCAGCTCTTCA